AAGACAGCGGCGCAGGTACACCAGTCAAGTTAATGGACTGGCAGCGTAAGCTTATTCGGGACGCCGAAGGTAAGCGCATGGTATGGCTGGAAATTCCACGTAAAAACGGTAAGTCGGCTTTTATCGCAATGCTAGCCATAGCTCACCTACTCAAAGGCTACAAAGAGGGGACTAACCCGCAGGTAGTCCTAGCAGCTGCAACTAGAGAGCAGGCGGGTATTTTGTTTGGTTACGTCCGTAACATGATTCTATTGAACCCGCAGCTTCAGAAAGTGCTAGAGCCGTTCCGTAAGGAAATACGACTAAAGGGTAAGCCTGGGTACTTAAAGACCATTACGAGCGACGGCGGAAGTAACCACGGTCTAAACCCGTCCCTAATCCTTTGCGACGAAATCCACAGCTGGAACGAGGTAAAGGGTCCGGAGCTTTGGGAAGCCCTGCGCACGTCCATGGCGGCACGACCTAGCCAAATGGTCGCTATTACCACGGCGGGCAGTGCGTACAGCTTTGCCCACAAGTGGCACGAATACGCGGAGCGCGTCAAAGAGCAGCCGGACATTGACCCAAGCTGGTTAACTATTATTTACGGGGCGAGCGACGAAGAGAACCCGCACGACCCAAAAGTGTGGGCGAAGGCTAACCCGTCCCTGGGTATAACCGTTACGTACCAATACCTAGAGGAATTAAGCAATACGGCAAAGCACGACGAGCCTACGCTGCTTTCACTGCGCAAACTGCACCTAAACCAGTGGGCCGGTAGCGCTCAACCGTACATCGAGCTAGGTAAGTGGCTGAAATGCGAGGGGCCAAGGCCGAAAACACTAGACAAGTGGCGCTGCTTTCTCGGCGTTGACTTGGCCGCGGTTAATGACTTTACCGCGTACGCCGTGGTTTACTTTAACGGCGAAAAGTTTTATACTCAACAGTATTACCAAATTACTGACCACGCCATGACCAAGCGAAAACAAAAGTACCCGAACCTGGTCCGCAACTGGATTAAAAACGGCGACCTGGACGTAGTTAAGGGCGAAGTAACCACGACCGACCACCGCATAGCCATGATTGAACAAATTATGAACGCGCACCCGGTAGAAGGTATTTTCTTTGACCCATGGAACGCAGCCGAAACCGTGGAGCGTTTGCGAAGCAAGTACGGTAAACAGTTCTGCTACGAGGTGCGACAGTCCGCGCTTATGGTAAATGAGCCAATGAAGCTGCTGTACCGCATGGTAACCACGAAAGGAATTACGCACGACGGCAACCCGATTACCGCCTGGATGATAGCTAACACCAGCCTACACATAGACAAAAATGATAACTGGACCTTTCAAAAAGACAAGGCACCGGACCGAATAGACGGCACAGCGGCCCTAATTACGGCCCTGGCAGGCTACGTGCATAATGCTTCGACTGGTATGTCAACTTATGAGGATATGGATATAATTTTTGTGTAACTTTGTGTTATGGCATGGTATGACCGTATTAAGCGGAGCGTCAGCGGAGTAATTAGCCCGAAGCCCTGGCTTATTAGTTTGTTTGGCGGCAACGCGACCCTATCGGGTGAAAATGTTAGCGCAGTCAACGCGCCCAAAGTTTCGGCAGTTTACGCGTGCGTGAACCTAATTAGCGGCACGATTGCCAGCTTACCGTTTCACCTTTACCGCGAAACCGAGCAGGGGCTTATTTACCAGCCCGGCCTTATTAACGACCTGGTAAGCCGTCGCCCGAATATCGCCTACAATAGCTACGACTTTCGCAAGGCAATGCTTACCCAGCTGCTGCTTCGCGGTAACGCATACGTACTACCGGTACGTAGTGGCAGCAGCCTAGCGGGTTTAGAACTAATTGACACGGAACTAGTTACCGTAGACACCACAAGCGGCGAACTTATTTACCAGCTGCACCTTCGCAACGGTATTAATCTGCGACTCAACCCGGACCAGCTTATACACCTTAAATACTGGACTTTTGACGGTATTAACGGCGTTAGCCCTATTGTTTACGCGAAGGAAATTATCGGTAGTTCAATGGCCGCAACTGCCCACATGGGTGGCTTTTACGGTAACGGTGGTATGCCTAAAGGTATACTCCAGCTCCAGGGCACGATTCGCGACGCGGACCGCGTTAAGGCTATTGGCCGTCAGTTTGACGAGCTGAATAAAGAATATAAGGGGCGGACGGCTGTACTTACCGAGGGTGCAGAATATAAACCCGTAGCTGCGAACTTTCAGGAGTCGCAACTAATTGAGTCGTTGCGTTTTAGTGTTGAGGAAATTTGCCGACTGTTTTCCGTTCCGCCCCACAAAATTGGCCACATGGAAGGCGCAGGCTACGCCAACAGCATCGAAGCGCAAAACGCGCAGTTTGTTAGCGACTGTATTCGCCCGCTAGTCGAAGTAATTGAAATGGAGTTTTCTAACAAGCTCCTAGCTGGGAACCGTAAGTTCCAAATTGACTTAAAAGCGCTTATGCGCGGCGATATCCAAACCGAGGTAGCCCGTAACGTCAGTTACTGGAATATCGGAGTTATGAGCGCTAACGAAATTCGTCGCATTGAAGGTCTAGCACCTATCGAAGGCGGCGACGAGTATAACAAGCCTATGCACATGGGCGCAGCAAACGAGCAAAATGGAGAAGGAAATACGGACCCGTCCGATTCCAGCGACGGAGAGTAATACCGTAGAGGGTTACGCTCTTAACTGGAACGAGTACGACATGGGCGCTTTTGTAGAGCGCATTGAACCTAACGCCCTAGGCGACCTGCGCAGTTACGACGTTCACGCGTTGTATAACCACGATTACGACCGCGTACTAGCGCGTTCAAAGTACGGCGAGGGTACCCTTTCACTTGAGCAAGACGAAGAGGGGCTAAAGTTCAGATTCGAGCTACCCGATACCCCTACCGGTAACGAAGTGCGCACGCTAGTAGGGCGCGGCGACGTCGACCAGGCTAGCTGGGCTTTTACCGTTAAAAAAGAGCGCTGGGAGAACGTCCGCAGCGAAAAGCCCGTTCGTATCATTGAAGCCATTGGCGAAATGTACGACATATCACTAACGCCACGCGGTGCAAACCCTACGACGTCCGTAGCTTTACGTTCGTTAGAGGCTGCACAAGCGGCAGAACCCGAAACAATTAACCAAAACCCCGAACCCGTGGAAAATCACGAAAAAGAGGCAGAAGTGCGCGCGAATGCTTTCGTAGACGCTTCAGCTGTGCAGGGCCAGCTTTCTAAATCAGAAGAGCGCAACCTCGCCAAATTCAACCTTATCAAGGCCATCAACGAAGCCCGCAGCGGTAAGCTTACCGGTATCGAAGCCGAAGTAAACCAGGAAGGCATGAACGAAAAGCGCAAGCTTGGAGTAGACGTGCGCGATATGCACGCCATCAACCTTCCCGAAATGTTCACCAAGCGTACGCAGTCAGTAACCGGCGGAAGCGGCGGTAACCTTGGCGGCGACTTGGTATTCACCGAGCCAGGCCGTTACATTGACTTTTTGTACCCTAACACGCCTTTGCTTTCGCAGGTATCGGTAGCCGAAAACCTCGTAGGTAACGTAGAGTTTCCAAAGCAGACGGCAGCCTACAACCTTAACTGGCAGACTGAAACCGGAACCGACACCGCTCAAGATATCACCTTTGACAAGGTAACCATGAGCCCAAAGCGTGCCGTTATCACCGCGTCAATGTCTAACCAGCTTTTGCGTCAAGAATACAGCCGCGGTATCGAGCAGCGTATCATTAACCAGCTCAACCTTTCGTTCAACAAGGGCCTAGAGAACACTATCCTTAACGGTAGCGGTTCATCTAACCAGCCTAGCGGTATTTACGCCGAGCTTGCAGCCCAGGCTTTGACTATTGGAGCTATCGACTACGCCGACCTTATCGCGTTTGAAAGCGCTTTGGCTAACGCTGACGCTTTGCAGGGTAACCTCGCTTACGTTACGCACCCAGCTGTATTGGCTAAATTGAAGCAGACCAAACTTGACGCAGGTAGCGGACGCTTCCTCGTTGAGGGCACGCTCGACCCAGTTATGACCGCTAACGGTTACTCCATCCTTTCTACGACCCTTTCGCCAGTCGCTAGCTCAAACTACGGTATGATTTTCGGCAACTGGTCTGACGTGCAGGTAGGATTTTGGGGCGGTGCTACCCTTATGGTAGACCCTTACACCAACATGAAGTCTAGCATCGTAGAAATCTACCTTGAGCGCTTCATGGACGTTGCCGTATTGCGCAATGCTTCATTTGCTTTGGCTACCGACATCACTATCTAAACAATGGTAACGGTTAGCAGTTATACCCCGATTTCGGTAAACCTTACCGAATTGAAGAGCTTTTGCCGCGTAGACGGTAGCGCAGACGATGCGCTACTGACTATGCTTTTTAGCGCAGCGGTAGAAGAGTTTAACAGCTACACCGGCTACCGTTTAGGTGCTACAACTGTAACAGTGGACACCCTGGGGCAAGCGTCTTATACGCTGCCCTTGGGTCCCGTTACGGCTATCACAAGCGTAACAGCTTACGACGAGGAAGGCACTAGCACAGTGCTGGCCCTTTACGACGACTACGACTACATTAACACGGTTATAAGCCTGGACGAAACGCCAGCCCGTATGGTAATCGTTTATACCTGCGGCGATACGAACCCGCCCGCAGACGTGAAGCACGCGCTGTACCAACGCGTTAAATTTGGTTACGACTACGGCGACGACCTGCCGTACAATACAAACCGTTTCTTTGACCGCCTAGCGTTCCGCTACCGCCAAAACTTTTCGTAATGCTTGACCTGCGCGTAGAGCTGTTCCAACCGACATCGGTACCAAACAACAGCGGCCAGGTAATTAAGACCTGGGCCAGTGCGGGTACGTACTACGCGGAGCGTATTATACTACCCCAGGCAGGTAGCGAAACAATGCCTTACGACCAAATGGTAAGCGCCGGCGTAGTTACGTGGCGCCTACGATTTCCCAACAGCGTAGCGGCCAAATGGAAGCTAACCTATAACGGCGAGGATTACGATATAACCAGCGTGCTGCCCGAAGGGCGCCGCCGTTTTATTATCGTCAAAACGCGTCTTCGCGACAATGGCACGCGGTAAAACCATATACCTGCGAAGCGAAAGCGGACGGGTAGAAGATTTCGACCAATTTCGGAAGCGCTTACAAAAGCTGGGCACGTCCGAAACTTTGCGTTTTAGAGAGATTCGGACCCTATTAAAGCACGAAGCACAACCCCTAGTCGAGAAAGCCCGTCAGGAGGCCTATAATGACGTCCAGGCAAAGGGCAGGTACAAGGTCCGCAACGGCGAAACGTCAAAGCGCAGCGATAAGGGCGCGTTTATGAACCTTTACCAAAGTATTGGCGCCTTTGCTAACAAAGGAACGGAAAAGGCTTACGTAGTAGTCGGCCTACGTTCAAAGCGCAAGCGAGGAGCATACTATGCGCCCTGGCAGCTTTTCGGTGGAACTAAAAAAGGATTCCAAGCGAAGCGGTTTATAGATAAAGCCGTAGACGGCAGCGGAGTACCCGAAAAGGCAGCGCAAAAAATTAGTAACTTTGTACAGAAGCGTATTAAAGAGCACCTGCGTTGAACTACTTACAATACATACACGAAGCGGTCCAAGCGTCCACAAGTACGCCAGTTTACGCTTATGCAGCCCCCCAGGGCGTAGCCGTGGATTTTATCGTATTGCAAGTCAACGGGTTAGAAGTTAGCGAAACCAAAGACCAGTACAAGGCCGAGCGCGTAGCCGCTACCCTTTTCATGCACTACGCTGACGCGGACACCGCCCAGGCGCAACTTTCGCAGATTCGCCACAACTTGCAGCACTACCCGCGCGTAATTCCTATGTACGTGGATTACGTCAACAGCGATAGCGGGAGCATTGAAGGCGAGGACTGCGCGGCAGAAACCCTAGGCGTTGCAGCCGAAACCACCTTTACCCTGGCTTACATGCAAGGGCTACAAATGTTCTATAATGAAGACGACGAAGCGGTAATACTTGCCGCCGATTTTACTTTCTTAATCAATTACTAAAATGGCTACAATTAGCGGCGGCGAAGTCCGTCTTTTCTTATCAGCTGACGGCGGTACTACTTACAAGGCTTTTGCCGAGGAAACGGAGTGCAGCTACGAAATGAACGCGGAAACCCGCGAAACCACGTCAAAGGACGTAGCGGTATTCCGTACCTACGTTACCAGCGCTAAAACCTGGAGCGTAAGCGGTACTACTATGCTTGGCGACGACGACGCTACAAAGTGGAACCCCGACGAGCTTTACGCAAAGGTGGGCGACATCGTTAAGCTCCGCATTACCCAGGTAACTGCCGGAACTGTTACGCCCGTAACTGGCGAAACCAAAATCGAAGGCGACGCGATTCTAACGCAGCTTTCGGTTTCTGCACCGGACAAAGACAACGGCTCCGTAAGCTTCACGCTGAACGGAACGGGAACATTCACGGTAGGAACAAACTAAAAAATAAATAGCGATGGAAGGGAAAAAGTTTACGCTGGGGGCAGCGCTTTTATTTGAAGAGGTTACGGGGAAAACCGTTACCGACATGGGGAATCTAGGTCTAGCAGACATGCTGGCCATGCTTTACTCTCAAGAGTTTTGGAACGTCAGCGACCGCCCAAGCTTCGACGAGTTCAAAGCCATGGCAGGGGCCTGGGATATTTCCGAACTTACCCAGCGGCTTAACGGCCCTTTTTCCCAGCCGGCGGCCCAGTAGACGTACTGGGTCAGCTGGTGGGACGTTTGGGCCTTGCGCCCAGCGAAGCAAAGACGTTAACCAAAAACCAGCTCGAAGCCGTAATAAAACACGGCGTAGAGCGAGAAAAAGACGAGTGGCGCCGGTCCCGTTGGCTAGCCGCGGTAATCGTAAACATAAGCGGGAAAAGCACAAAGAAAGTAGTTACGGAAACGGACCTACTTAAATTTGAAGACGAGAATAAAGAAAGCAGCCTTCGGGCATTATTGAGAAGCTATGGCGAACGACGTAACCAGTAAGGTACTCCTTGGATTAGATGCCAACGAGTTCCGCCGTGGCATACAGCAAGTAGACGCCAAGCTTAAAGAAACCAGTAAGCTTTTTGATAATTTAGGCGCAGCCGTAGGCGCGGCTTTTATCGGTAGCCAAATACAAGCGTTTATAGTAGACGCGGTAAGGCTGGGCGACCAGCTCACCAAAGTAAGCCAGGGCTTTGCACGCTTTGGCGGTGAAGCAAACCTAGAGCAGCTTCGCCAGTCCACGCGCGGACTTGTCAGCGACCTGGAGCTTATGAAGACCGCCACCAAAGCCGGCACGTTCGGTATTGGTATTGGCGAAATGGGGCAGCTGCTCAACTTTGCCACGCGTCGCGCACAAGAAACCGGTCAAGAGGTTGACTACCTAGTAGACAGCATCGTAACGGGTATCGGTCGCAAGTCGCCGCTAATCCTTGACAACCTTGGAATTAGTGCCACAGCCCTACGCGAAAAGCTTAACGGCGTAAGCGTTGAAGCCGCAAGTATTGGCGAGGTAAGCCGCGCCGTGGGTCAAATTGCAAGCGAACAGCTGCGATTGATGGGCGAGTCAGCGGACACCGCCGCCGACAAGCTCCAGCGCGTAAACACGATATGGGCAAACTTTAAGGCAGAAACTGGGCAGTGGGTTTCACGCACCGGCCTTGCTATTGCCGAAATCTTTGGACAGCTCCTAACTGGGCAAAGCCTTATAGGTGCGCTTACACCTAGCACAAGCGTAGGGGCTAGTGAGCCCAACCGTCCAGCCGGGCCAGCGGCTTTAAATTTTGGCAACTTTAGCGAAAACACGCTAGCAAATATGCGCGCACAGCTCGCAGCGTTTAACGCGGAGCTGGAAAATGTAGGCATTGGTAGCGCACGCTTTAAAGAGTTACGCGGGCAAATTGACGCGGTTTCGGCACGCATTAAGGCGCTGACCGAACCAGCGGCCAAAGTATTTAGCCCACCTACGCTCGAAAAGATTACCCTAGCCAAAAAGGAAATGCACAGCTTTGGTACCGTCAGCCTGCGCGCTGGCGAGGTACTGCGCTCGTCCACGATTCCAAGTATGCAGGACACGGGCCAAGCGGCCAACGCCATTGTAACGAGCCTAGAACGGTATAACGCGGAAATGGCACTACTTAACCAGGTGGGCGCCGAGTTCGGGTACATATTTACCAGCTCCTTTAACGCGGCTATGGTAAACGGTACTAGTTTCTTTGACGAAATGAAAAACGCCCTAAAAGCGTATATTCAGCAAATGCTAGTAGCCGTAGGCGTAACCGCTGCCCTTGCTGCCATTATGAGCGCGCTAGTTCCAAATATGACGTTTGGCAAGGCGTTTAAAGGATTGGCAGGCAGCACGGGCCTAGGTAGCATTTTTGGCGAAGGCGGTATTTTAGAGCTAGTCGGAACTATTAAAGGCTTCGACATTGACCTAGCACAAAAGCGCCGTGCAACCTTTTTAACTGGTTCGAACTAATGGCAATACAAAGCTTTGCCTTTTCGTATACCAAAGGCTACACAATTAAAATTTTCGCGGACAGCGACGATACGGCCTACAACCCTTTCGAGTTCACTACGGCGAGCTGGGAAGTAACGTACGAGGGGAACGACGCCTATATTCCAGGTATTGTACCTAGCCGCTTCGAGTTCACTGCGCAGCTTACGGGTATCTTATTCGGCACAGCCCTAGAGCAGGTATTGCAGGACAGTAAGGGCATTTTTTACGTACACCTTTACAAGGGCCTATCTAAAGAGTGGGCCGGAGTAATTACCCCAAGTGCCGGGACCGTCGAAGTAATTAACGGCACGCGGTTTATTACCATGGTGGCCAGCGACGGCTTTTACAAGCTTGACCTAACTAGCGCTATGTACAGCTTTACCGGGCAGAAACGTATAACGGTACAAGTAGCCGAAATGCTTACCCGCCTAGAGCTAAACAAGTATTTCGACGGCATAGCGGTAAGCGAAACCCAGCGCATGGGCGTTCAAGAGGTATTCCCGTACCAATACGACGCGCTATATAACACCAGCTGCCTGCACCAACTGGTTTACTACGACGAAAACTATAACTACCGCACCTACCGCGAGGTACTTACCGACTTTTGCGTGACCTACGGCGTTCGTATGTACCAGGACAAGGGCTTTATAGTGTTCCAGGATATGACCCGCGTAACGCGCGACGAGTTCTACCTATACAATATGTCCGGAGTTTACAGCGGTAAAGTGGTAAGCCCGCTGGTGGAAACAAAGACCGCAATAGCTGGAGGTACCAAAATGTACCTGCCCGCTATTCGGAGCCTAAAAATTAACCACGCCTATTTTAACGAAATTATAGGCGTTCAGCCAAACGCTACGCGCTGCGTTCACACCATAGTAACCGGCACCGATTCAAACCCAACCTTTGAAACGCGCGACGGAATCCAAGTGGGCGTATTTCTTGGCGACGGCAGCACGCACATAGACCTATTTAACACGGTAGTAAGCGCTACGCTATTATATCCAGGGGACTACGCCGACAACTACACTATACAGTTTAGGCTTTACATATACTACGGCGACCTTTCGTACAACGGCAGCGCCTGGATTCAAGGAAACACCTATATAGAGCTAGACGAAAGCGGCAGTATTAACGCCGGTGGAGTGCCTGGTAACATTGGCGTTTTTCACAGCCTAAACAATTACCACACGGCGGCACCGCCCGCGCGTGGACTTGCCCCGGTTTGGGTATTCCTGGACGTAGTGCAAACCAAAGGCGACCCTTTAAGCATTTTGGACCTTAAAATAAAATACGACTTTAGGCGCCACGGAACCAGCCAAGACGTTACCACATACTACGCCGACAATACGGCGCGCGTACTTGGGCAGGATGTTGAGCTTAATACGCGTTTAGGCGACGTCTACGACCCTACACAACTAGGCGGTATAGGATTGAACATACCACAAGCCGTAAGCCTGCCAAACGGAAACAATGTAGTAGACTGGTTTGAAGACCCATTTTACACACTTGGGCAGGTAGTTACCTACAATTCCCTGCTTTACGTGGTGGCTTCGCGTATTGCCCAGCAACGCGGACAGCCGCAGGAATACTACGAGCTGGACGTAAACGGTACTAGCCGCATGACGCATTTTCTAGAGTGGGGAAGTAGCTATTACCTACCCATTAACCTTTCGTATACCTGGGACACCAGTCGTATTACCTACGCCCGTTTCTTTAACTTTGAATTGCTAGGCAGTCAGTTAATCGTACGTAAGCCGCAAATTGACTGGCCATACTTTGAGTAATGAACCAGGAATACTACCTACCCCCTAACCTTGCTTACTGGGCCTACGTTCTAGCGGACGGCGGAACAGTAGAACGTAACAGCTGCACCCTATGAACACGGCACAATTTATAACTATCTTTACTGGAGGAAACTACGCCGCCCCAATTTGGGACACTTACGAAGCCTACGTACTGGCTGACAGTGGAACAGCGGAAGCGCGCGAGTGTACAATTAACGCCATTGCGAACCTACTATGAGTACGCCATTTTACGATTTAGCCAGCCTAGTAGTAGTCCCTTCGGGCTACAAAGCTAGCAAGGTATACGCCCAAAAGCCGTTAACGACTGACGGCCAACTCGCATTCAGCCGCGCCAGCACCGCTACCCGCGTAAACGCCAGCGGACTAATTGAAGAGGTAGCCAGTGGCGTACCGCGTTTGGACTACACAAATAGCACTTGCCCAAAGCTTTTGCTTGAGCCTCAAAGGTCAAACGTTTTAACGTATTCGGAACAACTTGATGGCCCCGATTGGGCGGAATCAGATGCTACTATAAGCGCAAACACGGCAGTAAGCCCAGACGGAAACACAAACGCTGATTCTCTTGTAGATGATTCAATCAACACAAGACATATCGTTTACCAGGGATTTAACGGAAACTTTGCTACCCAGCGCACTTTTAGTGTATTTGCCAAAAAAAATACGCTGCGTTATTTAGCCATGACCGTAACGGTGGCCGGGGACACCGACTGCTATTCTGCAATCTTTGACCTTCAAACTGGAACGGTAAGCGCCACCAAAATAAACGGTAATGCTACTCTTTCGGCTTCAATAGTAAACTATTCTAACGGCTGGTATCGCTGCGCAATCAGTGGAACTATGACCACCGGAACCGGAGATTACTACCCGATTATTGCCTCATCAGACCGCCCAGGTTTTACTGGGTCATTGTTTGGTAACAATTTGCCTAACTACATTGGAAGCGGTCAGTCTTTGTATTTATATGGCGCACAATTGGAAGCAGGAGCCTACGCGACCAGCTACATACCCACCACCAGCGCAGCGGTAACCCGTTTGGCGGATGCGTGCAGCAAAACGGGTATCAGCTCTTTGACAAGCGCAAGTGAGTACACCATTTACTGGGAGGGAACCCATATCCCGACTGGTGAATACAATAGCTTTGCGACTTTTTACAATAACGCAAACAACAACGATAGCGCACGTTTTTACCGAAATAATACCGACAATCAAATTCGTGCTGCTTTTTTCAATTCTGCTACTGGACTGGCTTTAGATTTGGCTTCGGGAGTAACTACTCAAACGGCTAAATGCGCAATACGAGTAAAGGCTGGAAGTTATGCGTTTTATGTTAATGGGGCTTTGGTGAATTCAAGTACAAGTGCTTTGGCACCAGCAAGCAACCTTGACGCAGTAAATTTGCAATTCCTTTCTTCTAGTCAATCTTATGACCAAAAGACCGCACAAGTGCTATTCTTTAAAACTGGATTAACCAACGCCCAACTGGCAGAATTGACCACGCTATGACCTGGAAAAAGTACGAAATGAGTGCCGCCAAGTGGGCGGAACTGCGCGCCAAAATTGAAGTAGAGGGCAACGGCTTAACGAGCTGGGACCCCGCCAAAGTGGTGGCCGTGGTGGAGCTTGGCAAATTGTGCAAGAGTTGGGGAACCGACGCCGAAGGTAAGCCAGTCTGCACGGACCTAAGCACGAAGGAAAGCATTGATATTTTGTGGGTTGACGCACCGGTAACGGGATTCGCAACCTACTCAGTTAACGTGGCACCTGGCAGCGAAGCGCACCAGTTCGCCGGCATGGCCTGGGAGTAATGACGAACGACCATATAGCCGGAGCCTGGGTCCTGAACGGTATTAGCGCGCTAGCCGCGCAAATCATGCCGATCGTGGGCGTGCTATCGTTCTGCCTTACAATAGGTTACACCGTTTACCAGTGGCGCAAAGATGTTAAAAAGAATAACCCAGAACCCAAAAACTAGCCTACTCGCCGGCATATTATTTATGCTGGCGTTTATTCTAGTGTGGTTCGGTAAGGCCACATTAACCGAGGCGAGCGTATTTTTACCCGCAATTATCGGATTTTTATGGGCCAAAGATTAACGGCGAACTTTACGCTAGAAGAACTAACGAAAACCAGGTTCGACCTGGACAATACACCAAGCCCGCAAGTAGCGCAGAACTTGCAGCTACTCGCAGAAAAGGTACTCCAGCCCCTGCGCGACGCGGTAGGGCCAGTGAACGTAACCAGCGGGTACCGTTCCAAGCTCGTCAATGCAGCCGCCAACGGCGCACGCAATAGCGACCACCTTTACGGCTATGCGGCAGACCTGCAAAGTCCGGACGGAAACCACCGAAAGATTTACGACTGGCTTAAGACGCACGCTATGTTCAGCCAGCTTATTTACGAGTTTGGCAACGACACCCAGCCGCAATGGGTCCACGTCAGCTACAACCCCAAAGACCTTAAACGTGAAATACTCCGCGCCCGCAATGTGGGCAAGCGTGTTACTTATAGCCGCTTGCAGCCCTAAAGTCGTCGAAACGGTAACCATACGCGAAACGCAGACGGTTCACGATACCATTACCCTACGCGACAGCGTAACCCTGGTTAATGACCGGGTGCAGGTAGAGGTCGTACGGTTACCAGGGGACCGCATTTACGTAAAGGGAACATGCAAGGGCGATACCGTCCGAATGATGACCGAAACCATCAAAGAGGTATCAAAACCCAACGCAAAGACGGAAAAAGCCGCCATGCTGGTTATTAGCATTTTAGGGTTAGCTTTACTGGCGGTAATCCTAAAGAAATGATAATTACTCACCACCGCAATAGCCACACGATCGAAACGGGCGGCAAGCGCTTCAAAATTTACCTGCTTTCGGACATACACTGGGATAATCCACACTGCGACCGTGAAGCATTACACAAACACCTAACCCTTGCAAAAGAGGAAGGCGCAAAAGTTGCCATAAACGGCGACTTTTTCTGCTTAATGCAGGGCAAGTACGACCCCAGGCGCAGTAAAAAAGATATACGGCCCGAACATAATAAGGTTAACTACCTGGATGCAGTCATCGAAGACGCGGTAAACTGGTTCGCCGACTTTGCAGACACCCTTATTTTTATAGGCTATGGAAACCACGAAACCGCAATTATTAAAAACGTGGAAACGGACCCTCTCCAGCGGTTCGTGGACCTATTCAACTACAACCACAAACCGAACATACCTATTACAGTCGGTGGCTACGGTGGCTGGCTTACGCTACAATTTCGAGCTGCAACCGTTGATAAGTCCTATAAAATACACTATTTCCACGGAAGCGGTGGAGGCGGGCCAGTTACACGTGGCGTAATTCAGAATCAACGCAAAATGGCCGACGTTGAAGGGGCCGACTGTATTTGGATGGGCCACGTACACGAGCTTTACGCCATGTTCCAAACCAAAGCCACGCTAGACGCCCGCAGGTACCCAATTCTAAAGGACGTGCTGCACCTTCGTACTGGCACATATAAAGATGAGTACGGCGACGGAGCTTTCGGATGGCATGTAGAGCGAGGCGCACCAGCCAAGCCTTTGGGTTGTATTACCATTGATTTTTACCTACGCCACGACGGAAAAACACGCGTTTTGGACGTATTCCCGCAAATATTGACCGATTCCGGGTACAAAAGATAAAACCGTATGCCGTAGTATTGCAGTGTTAACCAACACTAACAAACTATGTCAGACAAATTTATCAACTGGGTAGACCAAAAAGGGGTACCTATTATGGCTTTTATAGTTACCGTACTACTTGTGGTATTATCGGTAGCGCAGTTTTACTTTTTAATTTTTGAACGATGAAAACAGCAACTATTCAACACGCAGCCGGCGACGGTACTTGGGAAAGCGCCTACGGGCTTATGTACTCGTACGAGCTTCACCTTTCTAATGGCGAACATGTGAAAGTAAACGCAAAAAAGCCGGATGCGTTCCGCAATGGCCAGGAAATTAACTACGAGCTGACCGGCAAGACCGACAAGAACCAAACCCCGTTAGCTAAAATCGTTACGCCGTTCCAGCAAGGTGGCGCACCGCGTCAGTATGCCCCACAAGGTCCCGCACCCGCCGCGGGAGGTAAGGACCGGAGTATTCTCATCCAGGTAGCTTTTAAAATGGCTGTGGACCGCATTAACGCGGAACCACGTTACCAGCTTACGGAGCTGTATTCACTCGCCCAAACTATTTACAAAGATTTACAGCAAGCGCATGAGCAATTTTAAATCACCTATGGCCCAGGAATTAGAGGTATTTATCGAAGGGCAGCTGGCGCTAGTGCGCAGCAAAATGCAAGAAGCAATTCAGGGCGAAGCTAGCGAGCTGTGGGGTCAAATGAAACAGCTGCAAAAGCTTAAGACTTGGTTACACTATTACGAAGGCAAAACGAAATGAAACATACAGCAGTAAGGTGGCTTGAGCTTATGCTAATTTGGGACCCTATTTCAGAAGAAGAATTTGAGCATAATATGAAATGCTGGAAACAAGCCAAAGAAATAGAGATGCGTCAAATTATGGAAGCTTTCAATGCTGGCGAACATTACGACGGAAGTGATGGAGAAATAAAATACTACAACGAAACCTTTAACACCAAAGAGAAATGAATCCAAAACAAAAAGCACAAGATTTGGTAAGCAAAATGCTATCTATCAAAACGCAATCTAATCAATATGAACACGCTAAGCAATTCGCATTAATTACAGCAAATGAAATGCTTGGTCTAGGCGCAATGGTTGGTAGTGATTTGTCAGACTTATTTTACATCTATTGGGAAGAAGTTAAACAAGAAATTAGAAACCTTTAAAACCAACGAGTAATGGTAGAACACTGGAACCTTGGAGACCTTAACCTAGAAGACGAGCTTCAGGTTGAGTTTGAACGCGAGTGCGACGAGGACGGATGCCGTATGGTAGTGCGACGCGTTACGTTTTTAATCGAGAACCGAGCCGTTAAGCTACCCGACGAGCTATACCATTTGGTATGGCGACTATGCCACGAGTACGCACAAGAATTAGACCCCTTTGACCAATGAACGTAAAGCAGAAAGGTAACCGATTCGAGCAATTAGTGGCACGACGGTTACGCGAACTATTCCCAAACGTCCGGACTAGCCGCGAAATGAATAAGTGGCTGGACGGGCAAGGAGTGGACCTGGTAGAAACCTACCCGTTTCAGTTTCAGCTGAAGCACGTAGAGCGCGGCTTGGACCCGCACGCAGTGCTAGAGAAAATGCCCGAAACGGACGGGATGTATAATGTGTTATTATGGAAGCGAAATCGTAAGGGTACGCTCGTTGTAATGACCATTGAAGACGCCGAGGAAATCGCGTACATGTTAAAAAACGAGCGAATTATTTAAACTGTAAAGTGTAAAAGCCACAAAGTGTAAAATGAGAACGAAACGCTTTCATGTGTTTATAAAGCACAAAGAAACCCAGCACGTCCATCGTATGGATATGGAGTTCAGCAACGTAGAGCAGCGCGACAAGTTTATAGAGGATATGCCCGAAACGCTAGAATTTATCAAATGTGAAAAGGTTTCGAGCTTTTATAGAGCGTAGCGAGGCTAAAGGTTTCGATATGAGAAACCTACGCAAGGAGCTAGAGGAAGTAGAGGCCAAAATGGCTGAACTTGAAGAGCAGGCGGAGCTTTTAGAACGCCTAGCTTTGTATGTTACACGAAGCAAGACCCATGCGAACACGTTATACTGGGCTAAACACCTGGAACGAGAGAAACTGCTTTGGGAGCTTGGGGACGATTTTGATTATTTACACTGGCAAACAAATTTTAATAGATGGAAGCGATTGATGGACTAACCGACCCCTACGCTGCGGCCCTATGGCTAGAGCAGCAACTAAATGACGCACACGGCTTTTACTCCAAAGGCCGTTTTTTTATCGCCGAAGGTAACGAGTACCGGGAGCTTACGAGGGACGAGCTGTCGGTAATATGCTTCGACCTACTAAAGGCTAAAGGCACCCAGGCAAAGACCACGTATATAATAGAATACTTAGCCCAAAAGCTGCACCATATTGGTGACGTCAACGAAATGGTACCGTTTGTTAACGGCTACCTAGAGGGCGGGCGATTTGTTACGAACCCAAACTATAAAATACCGAATAAGGTGCAGGAATTCATACCGTACGAGTACGACGTCCTGGCGTTCCCAATGAAGTGGCTAGAGTTCCTGGACGAGGTATTTAAAGGGGACGACGACGCACAGCAGAAAATAGCCGTTATTCAAGAGTGGTTCGGTTACTGCCTGGACCGCGCCCTCAATTTGCACAAAGCGCTCGTTTTGTACGGGGACGGTGGCAATGGCAAAAGCGTTATACTGGACGTCCTAGCGGCCATGGTGCCATATCATACGCGCCTAGAGTGGCACGAACTAAACGAACAGCGCAACCTAGAGCGTCTATCGGGTAGCTGGGTAAACATAGCCACGGAAATAAGCTACAAAGACAGCACCGGTACAACGGGTTTTAAAAAGGCTGTGGCGGGTGAAATGCTTACAGCCAACCCCAAGTATAAAAAGCCTTTCGACTTTCGGCCTTATGCAAAATTTGCATTTGCGACCAACGGGCTCCCAATGGTGGACGACGTGAGTAACGGCGTATTTCGTCGGCTTATGGTATTGAGCCTTAATAACAGCTTCGTAGGGCGTGAGAATTGGGGCCTTACGGCGGAGCTATTAAAGGAAATGCCAGGAATTATACAGTGGGCTTGCAACGGCCTTACCAGGCTTCGAGCGCAACGCCATTTTACCGAAGTGCCGTCAAACCTTATCGAATTGCAGGAATTTAGACGGGCTATAAATAGCTTGCAGAGCTTCTACGACGAAAACGTAAGCATGTACGAAGGGCAAGAAATGAGCTTCAGTGACTTTTACCGTAGCTATACCAGCTACTGCCTAGAAACGGGTAACCGACCCTTTGCACGGAACAAAGTACGCGGGGTAGTTAATTCGCTTGGACTTAAACTAATGGTTTACACTGGTGCAGATAACGTGCGTATGGTCAAGGCGTTAGCACCTATAAACCCAGACGCTAAACCCTTCTAATAATTAATTACTCACAACTACTTTTTTATAAGTTTATATATAGTGTAGTAGTATAGTAGTGTAGAAGTGTTTATAACAAAAACTAGTTAATAGTAGTTAATTCGTTAATTCAATGCCAAACTATTTAAAGCATAACACACAGCGTAAGCGCATAGTAGCTAATAACCCGCTGTATGCGAGTACCAAGTGGCGGAAGTATAGGCAGGCCATACTAATGCGTAGAGGTGGCCAGTGTGAGGCGTGCGGCAACGTACCAATGTTTGACCGTGAACTACATGTGGACCACATTAAGCCCATAGCAGAAGGTGGACCAGTGTACGACGAAGCCAACCTACAAATACTATGCATACAATGCCACGGTAAGAAGACAGCTAGCGAACGGGGGTGGGGTCGCATCTCAAAGACGGACGCGCCAAATT